TCCAATGTTAGGAGTTCCAGTAGCATTATCAAGTAAAGAATCATCTTGAGTCCATTGAACAACACTTTCAACAAATTTAAGTCCAACTTTTGCACTTCTATAAGCATCCCACGCTTCAGGAGTATCTAATAACTCTTGTGTTGGCTCAACAAATACTGTTTGTGCATCAACAAGTATAAATCTTCCATTATAAAAATAAACGCTTTCTTCTACAGTTACGGACTGAACTATTCCAGTTGAATAGTCATTACCAGATATTGTAGCATTTAGTGGAGAAACCTCAACAGTCTGTATATCTTGTCCATTAGAAAATTTTGAAGATGTTCCAGTTGTTGTTCCCGCGGATATGTAATTGACAAACAAGCGAACTTCACCAAGAGAATCGGCGACTTTGTAGCCTACTACATTCGCTGTAATTCCAGACTCTCCAGATGTGCTTATGATTTTTTTATTCAGCCAGTATGTTTGAATATTTTGTTCTGTATCAGTAAATGTAGAAGCACTAGATTGTATTTTTATGAATCCAATATTGTTAATTACTTTTACGCCTTCAGAACTGCCTGGCAATACTTGCGTTCCGTTCTTGAATATGTGCTTTCCAAATTTATCAAGTTGAGATTTAATTTGAGACTGTATCTGATTTAATTCTCTAGCTTGAACTGCACGCCCTGGCCTGAAAAGTATTTGATAAAACTTTTTACCCTCTGTGAAGTCATCAAAGTATGGGGCTTGCTTCAGGTCTATAGTTGTCATATCTATAATCTTGTAAAGTAAAATTAAAATTGAATAATAGCTTTTATGTCTTCAATTTGGTCTTCAGATCTCAAAACTGCTCTACGATTTTCTATGTACAGAATTACGCCATCAAGTTTTTTAATCTCTTCATCTTCTATCGTATTTATTGTAGCTGTAAAAGGGTTTTGAGAATTCGTTCCAGTTATAGTTGCGCCAGCAGTAAATGTTCCATATCCAGTTGATGGATTTTGAATATATGTTAAAACTCCAGTTCCTGGAGTTACTGTGCTTTCAATATATTGCAGTGCTACTCCTCTAACCGCACTTGTCACTTCAACTATTTCGTCGTATGTTAATGCGTCTCCCGATACATTAGTCAAATTTAGTTTTTTAGTTGCAATTAGAGTTGTGGCTGTTGCTAAACTGCCATCTGGATTTTTAGCATCTCTTATTATTCCTAATTGACGATAATCATTGTTTTGTGGAAAGTCTCCTTGTCCCTCGTCATATTCCAATTTAGAATTGAGCATGACATATGTTGCTCCAAGATCTTTCTCTATGTCTGCGCCCAATCCGTCAACATCCGATAAAACTGCTCTAATGATTGCTCCAGTTCCACCTAAAGAATTAACAACATCAATCTTTATGTAAGTTGCATCTTGTCCAGCATCAATTAGTAATACTCTACTAAATTCTCCATTATCGAGAACTGGTCTTAAATTTACTGCTGTGCCATTAGTTGTAATGTTTAATTGAGGCAAAATTTGTATAACTGATGTCTGATCAGCAACTATTACTCCAGTATCTTCGACAAACTCTTCCATAAGTGTTACAGTTCCAGTTATGCCGTTGTATGAATCAATAGTATATATTGATCCAGCGTCTGGGCCGCTGATTATATGAATTTGTCCACCAGCATAGTAGTCGTTCGTTGCAGAAGGACTTCCGCTTAGTTGTGCAACACCAACTCCAGTGGAGTTATCTAAAGTTCCAGCAACAAATCCGCCAGAATATGTATTTGTGTATCCAGATCCTACGCTATCAATAACAACACTTACAACTTCACCACCAACTGCGGCTTGCTGAACATCCCACTGAAAACTGCCATCATCTGACTCTAATACTTGTACTGGTATCCAAGCGTCGGTTGCAAATCTTGTAGCATCAGAAGCAGTTACACTTCCAATATATTTCCAAACATATCCATCTATTGCAGAGTAATCAATAAGAGATGTTGCTGGATTTTGTCTAACAGGTTTTTCTGTACTAACAGAATTGAGTCCATTTTCAAGACAAACAAAAATGTCAAAGGTGTCTGTCATTACATAAAAATTTCCAGCAATATTTGGTGCCAATTCATTAGAGCGAGTTGGTGTTGGTTGAGAATATAGATTGGTGTCTTTATCATCATATATTGCATATACTGTTTGACCATTTACATCCCAATCGCTTCTTGGAATAACCAAAGACACTGATTGCTCATCTATCTTTTTAAGACCAAGCATTTCATCCCAAATTCTATTCTCTTCCTCATATGTGTCAGCAGGAAGAGGAGGCGATAGCTCTTCATTCACAGCTCCAGCACCCCAAACAGTTGGCTTACCTATGAATAGATAGTGATTTCTGCTTGTAGAGTGTTCAGATGATGAAAAATTCTCTATGAAATCTCTAGCGTTTCTGAGTCTAAATTTGTTCTTTACAATAGCTGGCATTTTAACTTTTCCCGTTACAATTATAGAATTATTTATACTATTATTCTCAAATTAATAAAAAATACAAATCGTTATATTAAAATTTCTTAAACTGATGCTTCTACGGCACAGATATGCTTACCTTCTCCTCTGTTAGTATTACGGCATCTGGAGACAATTTTGTTCTACCATTAAAGTTATTATCAATATCTATAGGTTTAATATTCAGCTCATCGAAAACCTTTATTGGAGTTATTGATTTTTGTGCAGATAAGTCATCGCTAACGCCAAAGTAATTTGATATTGTATAAAACTCACTGTTTGCATCGTATTTATAGAAAGGCTTATAATTAAATCTCTGTCTATATATACTTTCGTAATTTGGACCTAAACTAGATGTTGAAACATCTTCGACATAAATTTCAGTTTTCGCACTTCTAATACCAGCGTTGGCAACAGAAGCATCACTTGAATATGAAATTCTTTTTATCTGGGCTGTTGATATTGAAAGTTTAGCATCTAATAGATTTACACTTCTAAACCCACCAAAAAGTTTAAATCCAGCGGGGTGTAGAATCTTTTTCAGCAATTCTCTATATTCAGACAGAGACTCATTTACATAAGTAACATAAGAAAATGCTTGATAAAAATCTCCATCATGAATATATTTCAGCGTAGATAGCTGTCCATCCTCATTAAGATAGTATCCAGCATATGTTATTAAAGCACCATAATCTATATTGATTCTGGCAAAAACAGGAATTCCCTGCGCTTCAAGAGAATAATCTAGTGTGGGAATTGAACTTTGATAGCCAATTCCATACTTTAGTATATTAAGAGATAGTATTTCTCCAGAAGTTCCTACTGTTTGAACTTCAACTACAGCGCCTTTTCCAATTCCATCTTCTATATTAAATTTTTGCCCAACTTGATAGTCTTGTCCAGGTTCAACAATAGTAATTGTCTTGGGAATTGCGCTTATTCTACAGTTAATACTTAGATCTTCGGACTCTACAATTTCTTCCGCCAAAAAGTCTCCAGTAATACTAGAACGATTTAAGACTAACTTAAATCCAGAAAATATTCCTTCTCTAACAGGATAAATTTTCTCAACAAATGCACTAGAATTACTAGACCGCCCTCTTATTCTTTTAGATTTTAAGTTATATGGATTTCCAGAAATTGAAAATACTTTTATAGATTTTTCTTGTATCCACTTACCATCAGAAACTTTTAGTATATCTTCTCTAGGATAATAGAATTCGCAATCAATTCCGTATATTGCCCTAAAGAATGTTCTAAATGACTTTTCAGTTCCTCTCGATCTATAAAAGTTTTTGACATGTTTAAGAAAAAGATCTGGAGAAATTTTCAGCTTTCTTGGTATGTTTACCAAAAATTCACGAAAAAATTGTTCTCGATAAGGCTCTTTAGTGTGATCAATATCTTGATAATCAATTAGTTTTTTTGCATCTGATAAAACATTAGACTCACCTTCTAGCCATTGATAATATGTTCGTATAAAATCTATAAACTTTTGATGGTCTTCTCTTACAAATTCTGGAAAATGAGTATCAACATAAGGGCTAACTCCAGCTAGAGGATTGGAAAGATACACTAAAGGAACATATTCCTGTGCCCTTTCATATATTACATCTTCAAGCTCTATTAACATTTAAGTCTCTTATGATAATCTAAGTCTATTAACATCAGTCATTTCAATAGATATGTCAGAATCATCTATGAGAATAATCTGCTCTCTTAATGCTATAATATCGTTATCTTTAGGAACGATAAAGAAATCTATATAGTTTAAGCCGTTAGGTATTGAACTTACTAAAAGTTGATTGACTACTATTTCTCCAGTCGAATAGTTTACAGAGCCTATGTTTGGCTCAACAATCACTTTATTTCCTTCTTGAGAGAAATAGTAAACAAATAAAATTCCCTTTCCATTATCTGCCAAATACACCTTAGAGTTTCTATATAA